CCGCATCGAGTCGCTGGTCGACCAGGCCACGGATTTAGCCATGCTGCAGCGTGACATGGTCGAAGTGTTTGGCGGCGAGGCGCCGGAATCCCTGGTAAAACTGATGGCAACGGCATTCGCCCTGGCCGAACTCAAGGGCATGAGTGACGCCCAGGGCGGGCAACGTGGCAGCTAACAAGGTCACTTTCAACAGTCCGTTCAAGGAGCAGTTGGCGTTTTTCAAGGAAAAGCTCAATCTGCCAACTGACCGGTACGACGACATTCTCAAGGCCGCACATGATCGGGCCTTCATCGTTGCCGGCGCGGCCAATGCCGACTTGCTCAATGATCTGCGCCAGGCGATGCATCGCGCCATTGAAACAGGCAGCGGCCTGCAGGCGTTCCGCAAGGAGTTCCAGGCAATCGTCCTTAAACACGGCTGGATAGGATGGACTGGCGAAGGTACAGCGGCCGGCCAGGCCTGGCGTACCCGCGTCATTTACCAGACCAATATGTCGACCAGCTATGCGGCCGGGCGCTGGACCCAGCTGACAAACCCGGACTTGCTGGCCGTGCGGCCGTACTGGCGGTATATCCACAGTGACAGCGTGATGCACCCACGGCCGCTGCATCTGTCATGGGATGGCCTGGTGCTGAAATACGATCACCCGTTCTGGCTGACGCATTTCGCACCCAATGGCTGGGGCTGTGAATGCCGGGTGATGGCGGTTGACGCGAAGGAACATGCCAAGGCGGCGGCAGCCGGCCGCGATGCGCCGCCTGCGGGCTGGGACCAGCCGGATGCTATAACTGGTGCTCCTGCAGGGATCGACAAGGGCTGGGACTATGCGCCTGGCGCCAATGCCAAGACGCCGCTGCAGGACTTGGTCAATCAGAAGTTACTTGCCCTGGACGCGCCCATCGGTGCGGCGATGAGCCAAGCATTGCAGCCGGCACTCAAGCAGGAGCAGAAAGCCGCCTACCAGGCATTCCTGGGCGATGCGGCCAAAGCTGCCCCGACCGGGCACCGTGTTGCAGTCGGCGCTATCGATCCGGCCACTGTTCGGGCACTTGCCGATAGCCAGCGCGCGGCCCTGGCCAGCGCCGCCGTTACCGTTCAGGATAGCGTTATCGCAGGCAAGCAGGCGGCGCAGGCATTGACAGGTACGCCCTTGGCGCCGGCTGACTGGGAACGGTTGCTCGATGTTGTCGCGGCCCCGGAGCAGATTTTGTGGGATGCCAGCCGTCAGAAGCTTATATATGTGGTGTCGTCTGACAGCGGTACGCATCGCCTGGCCATCGAAATTGACGCCTTGTTCAGCCGTGAGGCCGGCAATGCCAACACGGTCGCAGGTGGTTTGCGCGTGACCAGGGACGCGATTGAGCGTCAAATCCAGGCTGGTGCCTACACCGTCGTGAAATAAGGGGAGTCGCATGCCATCGATTATTGATGTATCTCACCAGGCAGTGACCGATATGCTGCGCCAGCTGGTGCATCAGGTAGGCAGTACGGCGTCTATCCTGCCCGCCCTGGGTGAAGACATGGTGGAGCGGACCAAGCAGCGCTTCGCTTCGGGGACAGCGCCAGATGGGCAGCGCTGGATTGCGAATACGCGAACGACGCTGATGCGCTACCTGCAGGAGAAAAACGGGTTTTCAAAGAAGACCGGCAAGATCGGTGCCAAAGGCCGCGCATTGGCGATGAGCAAAAAACCACTGATCGTGACAGGAACCTTAGCAAAGGAGATTTATTACGATGTTGCCGACGACAGCTTAACGCTGGGCGCCACCAAGAAGTATGCGGCAATGCAGCAGTACGGCGGCAAGAGGTCGCAATTCAAGCAGTTGTGGGGAGATATTCCAGCTCGTCCATTTTTGCCGATTGATGCGAAAAATGAACTTTTCCCCAGGGAGGCGGAATTTATTGTGGAGCAACTAAGCGAATACCTAATGAAGTAGGCCTATAGGGCCGACCAAATAACAGAGCGACCGGCAAGGTGCGTCAACACCCAGCCGGCCACTCGGCACGCAGAAAGAACCTGCATGCTCCGCCAAGACTCTGCCAACCCGATCGGGGAGGCGAATATTACCACGGAGACATGAAAATGCAGGATATCCGCTGCGGCAAATGTAGTAAGAAATTAGGCGCTGGAGAGTACACCAGGCTGGAAATAAAGTGCCCGCGCTGCGGCGCACTTAATACCTTTAGTGATTTGAGGACCATGAGTCCCATACCAGAGCGCCCCGGAGCGCCTTACCTGGAACAACATGGAAGCAAATCCCATCATCCCCTGGATCGGCGGCAAGCGCCGTTTGGCAGACCGTCTGATCCCCCTTTTTCCACCGCATGAATGTTATGTGGAAGTATTTGCAGGTGGCGCGGCGTTGTATTTCCTTCGGCCCTACGCAGCAAAATGCGAGGTCATCAACGACGTCAACGGGGAGTTGATCAATCTATATAGAGTAGTACAACATCACCTGGAGGAGTTCGTACGGCAGTTCAAGTGGGCCATCACCAGCCGGCAGATTTTCAAATGGCATCAAATGGCCAGGCCCGAGACGCTCACCGACATCCAGCGTGCATCCCGGTTTTACTACCTACAGCAACATGCTTTTTCTGGCAAGGTCGCTGGGCAGGCATTCGGTACTGCTACTACTACCCCAGCGATTAATTTATGTCGCATTGAGGAGAATCTCAGCGCCGCACACTTGCGTCTGGCTGGCACCTATGTCGAGCACCTGCCATGGCAGGAATGTCTCAAACGTTATGACCGCGAGCATACGTTCTTCTACATGGACCCGCCGTACTGGCAAACGGAGGGCTACGGTGTGCCATTTGAGTTCACGGAATACGAACAAATGGCCGAGGCGATGCGTACTTGCAAGGGCAAGGTAATGGTCAGCATCAACGACCATCCTGAAATTCGTCGCGTTTTCGCAGGTTTTCATATTATTGGCCTGGATATTAAGTACGCCTTTGGCAACCCCCATACCGCTGCGAATACAGCTAAAGAGCTGGTAATTTTGAACTGGGAGCCGGCCGCGCTGGGCGAATTGTTCTAGCCTCGGCATTGCGCGGCCATAGCGCCGCGCAAAATTGCTCGTTGGAACTTCCCCCTGCAATTTTGGCGTGCGCGGCGCTATGGCCCGTTAATGAGGCGTTAAATTTGACGTTCGTCATCCGCTTTCCCTGCACTATCTGGTTTTCCCCTTCCCGTCTCACCTAATTACCCCACTGCTGACACTTGTCACTCTGTTTGTCGTGCATCCGCGCTGACAAACTGGCGACATGAAAAAGCCATCGACAACCCAGCAACCTCAAACGCCTGCCACGCAATTTGCGGTAGCTGCCTGCTCTATGGCGCTCAACGGCGGTACCGAGATACAGCTGCTGCCTGCTGGAGCGTTCCGCGCCCATGATGGCAGGCCAACGGATGCACCAGGTTGGCTGCTCACTGCCGAGCTGGCCCAGGTGTTGATCGAGGCCGCCGACGCGCGCGCCAATCCCTATGTGATCGACTACGAACACCAAACCCTGCTGGCCAGGGAGAACGGTAAGCCCGCACCGGCCGCTGGCTGGTACAAAAAATTGGAGTGGCGCGACGGTATCGGCCTATTTGCCGTGGACGTCGAATGGACCGCGCAGGCGCAAGAATTCATCGCTACTAAACAGTACAAATACATTTCACCGGTTATCGGCTACGACAAAACGACCGGTGCTGTCACTGCACTGTTTATGGCGGCCGCCACCAATAATCCGGCGATTGATGGCATGGACTCGGTATTGCTGGCTGCCGCCGCTCTGCACTTCACCTTTCCCACCGCTGCACTTACCCAGGAACTACACATGAACATCGAAGACTTGCTCAAACAATTGCGCTGGATACTGAATTTGCCACCTGGCGCAACCGTGGCAGAGTGTTCCGCTCAGCTGCAACGCTTGACCGATCTGATTAAAACCGACGCGCCGGCCGAGGCGGCTGCAGCATCGTTCGATCTGGCGGGCTTGATCACGACCCAGCGTACCGCGATTGCCAGCCTGTCGGCCGCGACACCCGATCCTGCTCGGTACGTGCCAATTGCCGCCATGCAGGCGGTCCAGCAGCAGTTCGCGCAATTGACGGCCCAGGGCAACGCGGGCCAGGTCGATAGTGCAGTCAAGGCTGCATTGGCGGCAGGCAAGCTCGTGCCCGCACAAGAGGCGTGGGCGCGGTCGCTCGGCAATCAAAATCTGGCCAGTCTGAATGCCTACCTCGACACTGCCCCAGCCATCGTCCATCCGAACAAGACCCAGACCGGCAATGAGGTTCCTCCTGGTGCCAAAGTACCTGGTGAACTGACTGAAAACCAAGTGGCTTTGTGTCAGGCAATGGGCCTGTCCGAAACCGACTTCCTGAAGACGCTGCAGGCTCACGCAGCGTAACCCCCTACTCAACAACAATTCTCTGGAGAGCGTGATGTCGCTGACGAATGATCGCAACACCCCATATCGCAAGACCGAACTGGTGCCGGTTCCCGTGGCCAGCGGCGTAAAAATCTACGCCGGCGCCCTGGTCGTCGTCAATGCTGCCGGTTTCGCGGCACCTGGTACCGCTGCCGCAACACTGACCTATCTGGGCCGTGCGGAAGAACGCGTCGACAACAGTAACGGCGTGAATGGCGGCGCCATCGTGATGGTACGCCGCAACTGTGCATTTAAATGGAGCAATCACATCAGCGACGTGGTTACTCAGGCTGACTTCGGGAAAACCTGCTACGTGGTTGATGACCAGACAGTCGCCAAAACCAGCGCGGGCGGCACCCGTTCACCGGCAGGCCGCGTACTCGGCCTGGACCTCGACGGCGTCTGGGTCGAATAGCCGCTGGCTGGCCGTTCACTTTCCAAACATCTGTATACATATATATAGGGCATTTCATGATCGTCAATAAAGAAACTATCTCCAATCTGTTCCTCAGTCTGAAAACGACGTTCAACAACGCGTTTTCCGCCGCACCGCCGACTTGGCAAAAAATTGCCATGTTGGTGCCATCGACGTCCAGCACGAACGACTATAGCTGGTTGTCGAAATTCCCCAAGATGCGTGAATGGATCGGTGAAAAAACCATCAAATCGCTGGCGGGCTTCAATTATTCGATTCGCAATAAGAAATTTGAAGCCACCGTTGCCGTCTCGGTCGATGACATCGAAGATGACCAGCTCGGCATTTACGCGACACAAGCCACCGCAGCCGGTGAGTCCGCCGCGCAGCTGCCGGACGATATCGTCTATGACCTGGCGAACAAGGCATTTGATAGCCCCTGCTTCGATGGTCAGAACTTCATCGACAGCGATCACCCGGTCACGCAGGAAGATGGGCGTATCGGCAGTGTCAGTAATAAAGGCACGGCACCGCTGTCCATCGCATCGCTGGCGGCCGCGCAGGCCAGCCTCGGTGTTGGCGAGCTGACGATGCTCGAATTCAAGGATGACGAAGGGCAGCCGCTCAATATCACGCCCAACGTGCTGTTGGTGCCGCCTGCGCTTAAATCAGTTGCCAATGCGCTGATGACCACCGACCGCCTGGAAGACGGCAAGCCAAATCCGTTCAAGGGTGCGTTTGAGCTGGTCGTGTCGGCGCGGCTGAAGTCGCGCACCGCCTGGTTCCTGCTCGACACATCGAAACCCGTCAAGCCCTTCCTGTACCAGCTGCGCAAGGCGCCGCAGTTTGTACAGCAGACCAGCATGGAATCGGACAACGTGTTTTTGCACGATGAATTCCGCTTCGGCGTGGTAGCGCGTGCCAATGGTGGTTACGGCTTCTGGCAGACCGCCTACGGCTCGACCGGCACCGGCATCTAATCGAGCGCTGCGCTAATGCATATCCCCCTGGCCATATGCCAGGGGAAAACCAATCTGACGTATCTCATATTAGGAGCAGCAAATGGCAAAAAAAGACGCGCCCGCCGCCGCCGGCACCGGCAGCGCTTCGGGCACCGATACCACGGCAGCCAGCGACAACAGCACGAGCGGCGCATCGAGCGAGACTGGCGCAAGCACCCCTGGCCCCGTGGAATTATCGAATCTGGCTGGCGTATCCCAGGCTGGTATGCAGTCGGCTGATAACGCAGTCGGCGACCAGCAGGCCGGCCAGGCAGACCTGCAGCAGGTGCCGCGTGGCATCCTCGACGTCACTGTCTCCACTCGACAGGACGCCGAGTTGCCGAGCACTCGCAGCGTACCGGCCATCGAGGTCATCGCCCGTAGCGACGGTTTTCGCCGTGCCGGCCTGGTATGGCATAAGAAACCGACTACCGTCGCGATGAGCGAATTGAATGCGGAACAGGTGGCGTTGCTGCAGGACGATTCCAGCCTGCGTATTCGCGGCGTCTATATCGATGTCGATGCGGAAGGCCAATCGTGACCTATGCCACCCGTGCCGACCTGGAACAGCGCTACGGCGCCGACGAGATCGCCCAGCGCGAGTCGGCCCTAGCCGCTGGTGCGCTCGACCACGCCCTGGGCGATGCCGACGCGCTGATTAACGGCTACCTGGCTGGTCGCTACAGCCTTCCTTTGACGGCAATTCCACCGAACCTGCCGCAGATGGCTTGCTGTATCGCCCGTTACAACCTGATGGGCGATTCCGCCACCGAACGGGCGCGTAACGACTTCAAGGACACCATGGCCTGGCTGAAGGATGTCGAAGCGGGCCGCGTGCTGCTGCAGTGCGCCGCGCCCATGCCTGGCAACGAGCCGGACTCTGTCGTCATGCTGGCCAGCGCCCCGGCAGTCTTCAAACGGGCCGGCCGACCATGATCCAGGAGCTGATCGAGCGCATCAAGGCCACTGTGCCGGCCATCAAGTTTGTCGGCT